GCAGTAGCTAGTGGGTCTGATTATGCATTAACCACATCAGATAGCGCAGGAACTTTACAATGGACTGCTACGTCGGGCTTTGGTATTTCTTCCGGAAAAGCTCTTGTATACGCTATGCTTTTCTGATAAACAATTAAAGGAATTTAAATTATGGCAACACCAAATCTAGCATCAGTCGCAACGATAACACCTAAGAACACTATGGGCAACTTAGGAGATACAAACAGAACAACTATGGTGGATGTTACTGCAGAGTATGCTGCAAAAGTAAATACAATTTTAATCGCTAACACAGACGGAACTAACGCATGTGATGTTACACTTGAAATTAGTAATGATAATGGGAGCACTTATTATAAAGTTGCAAGTACAATTTCTGTTCCCGCAGATTCAACAATGAGTTTTATAGATACACCTATATGGTTAGACGAGACAGATTTATTAGCGGTTACAGCAGGAACAGCAAGTGATTTATCATGGCATGTTTCTTATGAGGAATTCGCTGATTAATAAAGGAGGAATAAATTAATGCCTAAAATAATTAAATCTGCAAAAGGTTCTTTTACAGCTTCAAGTATTTCTGTAGATTCATCCGGAAGAGTTTATACGGCTTCTTCAGGAGCAGGCGCTGCCAACATGGTACTGACAGAGGTAATAGGTAATGATACTACTGCTGGAACTTTTACAGCTCAACCCAACGCCAATAAAATTCATTTATATTTAAGAGGCGGCGGTGCAGGCGGCGGCGGAGGAAATCCGGGCCCACATGGAGACGGTGGTCATGGTGGATTTGGAGTATGGTCTATTCCAATATCACAGCCTTACGCAGTTCCATATGCTATGGGTGCAGGTAATGGACTTCTTCCTGATCCTAATATTCCAGGCGCATCTGGTGGAGCCTCAACTTTTGATACTAACAAAGTAGCTAATGGTGGTAATGGAGGAGGTCGAGGACCTAATCCAGGAGTTCCGGGAAGTCCGGGAAATGCTCCAGGAGCAACCGTTGATTTTTCTCAACCTACTAATGCTTTACAGGTACCTTATTATTTAGCACAGTTTATGGGTACTGGTAATTTAGTTCCAACTACAGCTGCCCCTATTACTCATACGGGTGCAGGCGGTCCTGGTCCATCTGGTACGGGAGGTCCGGGAGGATTTAAAATTTACGAGGATATAGGTTAATCATGGCTAAACTTTTATTTTCAAAAGGACAACCAATAGATTCTACTACTTTTCAACGTGCAATAAAAGTAGATGGAGATGCTGCAGGGCATGCTCAATTAGATAAATGTGAGATAGTAGACATCTCAGATGAAGATTATGAAGCTTTTTTTAATGGTACTAAAAATTTAGTAATTGAAAATAATACTCCTACGTTTGTAGCTCGGATTGAAGATGAAACACAAGTAGATAAAGAGGTATTTACTCAGTCTTATAATAATTTTAAACAAAATTTAGAATTTTCAATTTCCATGAAACCCTCTCATTCTAAAATAACTGAAGCTCAAGCATGTCTTTCTTTTATAAATACCATCGATGTAGATAGTATTTCTTATCCAACAGATCATCTCGATAAACAAATGAAAGATAACGGGACATTTGTAGCCCTTTCAGCTTTTTAATATCTTTACTTTCTTTTTTTAAAGTGTATACATTCAAGTAGAATGTTTAAGAAAGACAATATAATTCAGTTTTTATACCCCAAAAACTCAAAAGACTTGTTCAAAGATGTTTTTCCCATTCCAGCTAAACTTAATATCCCTGAATGGTATAAAGATCTTAAAACTTCACAAGAATATGTTACTATAAAAAGCTGTATTCCTTTTTTAGATGCTCTGAGTGCAGGTTATATTTTGCGAATGCCTCAAGATTTTTATGTAAAACATAACTATTTGAATGAAAAAGGACATAGAGATAGTAATTTTAGATTTGCATTTAATGATGCTGATTATGGTAAGATTATGGAAAAAGGAATAAATATGAATACCAGCGAACCTGAAAGACATCACCCACAACAATTAGGACTCGCGTGTCCTTTTCATAAAAAAAATAAATATTTACCTTATTATAAAATTTTAAATCCTTTTAAAATTGTAACACCTCCTGGATATTCTTGTTTATTTGTATCTCCTTTAAATAATGCTGATGATAGATTTACTATAGTTTCAGGAATTGTAGATACAGATACATTTAAACCACCTATAAATTTTCCTATTATAATAAATGGCGACAAATATCCTGAATTAGAATCTACTATTAAAAAAGGAACTCCGTACGTTCAAGTTATACCTTTTAAAAGAGAGGATTGGAAAATGAAAATAGGTGAACAAAAAGATGATCATTCAATAACTCATTTGAGTATCATGAAAGAAATATGGAATAATTATAAAAACAATTTGTGGAGCAAAAAGAAATGGAATTAAAAAATTTTATAAAAGTTTTTGATGATAATTTAAAACCTGCTATAATAGGCTCTTGTATAAAATATTTTAATACCAGAACCTATCATGATGCAGGGCTTATAGGAGATCAATCCAATCCCATTTTCCCTGGTCACGGACTATCGGAAAAAAATACTAGTGTAGATAAATCTATACGAAATACTCAAACTTGGGATTTTACAGCCAATACGTTAACAGACGTTCATTGGAGAAATATTTTTAGACATGTAATAACAAATACATTTCGTCGGTATCAACACGAATGTGATATTCGTACTCAGATTAATGCAACTAAATTAGTAACTTTAAATCTTTTAAAGTATGAAGAAGGAGGTTTCTATGTCCCTCATTCCGATAACCATGCAACTTATCCAAGGACAGTAAGCGTAATATTTTTTTTAAACAATGATTATGAAGGTGGAGAATTAGTATTTCACTCCCCGGATAGAGAATGTAAAGAAATATGTAGAGTAGCAGCCGCACCCGGAAGAGCTGTGTTATGGCCCTCTAATTTTTTATATCCTCATTCAGTTTCAAAAGTTACTAAAGGAAGGAGATTTGTGGTAGTAGCATGGCTAGCTTAAAACAACTTACCTATAAAACTATACCTGGTTTTTTAGATCAGACAGAACTAGATATTTTAAAACAATATTGTAAAATAAAACATATTAATAATTTTAATAATTTTGATATGATTCAAAATAATTGTGGAGATACTTATTTTTATAAAGATGATTTAATGGAAATAATAGCAACAAGAAAAAAAGAAAAGATTGAAAAGGCGATAGGGATAAAATTAAATGAAACCTACACTTTTTGGAGATGCTACACTTATGGGGCTGAATTAGTACCACATAAAGATAGACCTGCTTGTGAAATTAGTGCAACTGTTTGTATAGACGGAGATAAATTAGATTGGCCTATTTATATGGATGGCAAACCTCACATATTAAAACCAGGAGATGCTATAATTTATAATGGGTGTAAACTAAAACATTGGAGAAAACCATATGATGGAGATTATCATATGCAAGCTTTTTTTCATTATGTAAATAAAAAAGGACGCTATGCAAATCACAAAGGAGATAGTACAAACCAAAGATGAAAATAGTTCAATTTGAAGATGGTTCAGCTAAACTCATGTTTTCAGATGTAGAAGTTGAAATTTTAAAAAAACAAGCTTTCATTGAATTCCCAGCAGAGGGAATAAAACATTTTGCAAATAGTTTAATGATGATTGCTACTGATTTAAGTGAAAAGTTACCTGAAGACAAAAAAGATTTAGTAACATTTCCGGAACAACATATAGCGTCTGTTTCCAATGAAGACAAATAATTCAGTTTTTCACATAATTGAAAATTTTATAAGTGAGAAAGACGCTAAACAATTTATTGATTTTTTTAATACCAATGAACATCTTTGTACTGATATAGAAGAAGAACATAAACATAGAAATATTCATTATGCTTATATTAAAAATGAAAAAATAAAAAATTTATTAGATTATTATGCAATAAAAAATAGTATTTTTATAGATCATTTGTTTAAAACTAAAACAACTCTATGGCAAACAATGAGGCTTTGTCGTTGGAACGAAGGCGATGAAATGAATCTTCATTTAGATAGAAATCTTCGATCACGAAAAAATGATATGGATTATTCTTCCTTACTTTATTTAAATGATGATTATGAAGGTGGAGAATTAATATTTAATACTAAAGTTTTAAAGATGAAAAAATTTAGTTGCATTGTTTTTGAAAGCGATATCCATATTCATGGGGTGAAACAAATAGTAAAAAATAAAAGATACACGATCCCTTCCTGGTATAAGAAAAGAGAAAATTAAAATGAAAGTTTATGATGATTTTTTTGATGAAAGATTTTTAAACAATCTTTATTATAATTTATTATTAAAAGGTTCGTGGAACACGAATAGTGTAGCTAATAGATATTCATGGCCTTTCGGTGATAAGGGAGACGGAAGAGCATTAGGTATAAAATTTTTTAATCGAGTAAATAATAATATAATAGAATACAGTTCTAATTTTAATGACTGTTGTGATCTTATTCGTTGTTATGAATTTTTTTCTGATAAAATAAAATATAAAGGGGTTCTCCAAGAAATAATGGGTAATTTACAATTTCCCAATATGGATGGATCTTTTCATGATGATGGGGCTGATGATCATAAATCTTTTATTTTAATGTTATCTGAAGGAACAAATTTTTCAGGAGGAGAATTTATTAATAAAACCGCAAATGAAGTTATTCCTTTCAAAAAAGGTAGACTTATAGAAATTACTGGAAGTGATATTCATAAAGGAAATTCATTTAAAGAAAAAAATTCAGTACGAATTACTATTTCATGGAGGACGTCTAATACTTAAGATGTACCAATCTGTTTTTTCAACTCCCATATGGATTAAAGATGTTGATCCAAAAAAATTAAACCTTGTTAGTAAAAATTTTAAAAAGACTTGGTTAAGCGATACTCTATCTTCTTTTAGTCAGAACAAAGACGATAACCTTGTAGATAGCGTGGGTGGGCAATATTTAAAAAATAAAATAATCGAGTGCTTAAAAGATTTTAATATTAATGATTGTGCTGTTACTCAAATATGGCGTAATATTTATAAAAATGATTTTCAAGAAAGACACATGCACGCTAATTCTTGTTTTTCTTTCACCATTTATGAAAAATTAAAAAAGCCTCAAACTATTTTTTATCACCCAGCTCATGATATGATTTATGCGACAGGAGTGGAAAAGTATATAAGTCATTATTTAACTCCTGAAGTAAAACAAAATCAAATGATTCTTTTTCCAAGTTACTTAGAACATCTTGTTAAAAGATCGAAGAACTCAATAACCATTAGTGGAAATATAAAGGTAAAATGAAAAAGGATAAAGAATTTAAGGTTGAAGCTTGCCCTCTTCCAGGTTTAGGATACTTACAAGCAAAACTTCCTCTAGAGGTATTACAGTTCCTATCTGAAGCTACTAAAAATAAAACTAAAAAATATAATGATAAACTAGTTGGAAATATTGGATCCTCTTATCTTATTCCAGATAAAGATGATTGGTTTTATAAAACTATATTACAGCAATATATACTTACATATGTAAAACATTTTGGAACATCAGTTTTTCAACCTTATCTAACTAAAAATTGTAATTATGTTTTGCAGTCTATGTGGGTTAACTACCAAAAAAAATATGAATTTAATCCTATTCATGATCACTCTGGAATTTTTTCTTTTGTAGTTTGGTGCAAAATACCCTCTTCTCATCAACAAGAAAAAAACTTATCTTTTGTTAAACATTCTGCTAATCCAAGTGCTTCTTGTTTTGAATTTATATATAATGATACAGTGGCACGCCTTAGAACCAAGAAGTTTTATTTATCCCCCGAGGATGAGGGAACTATGTTATTTTTTCCTTCTACTTTAATGCATCAGGTATATCCGTTCTATACATCAGATGAAGAGAGAGTAACTATAGCCGGCAATATCGCAATAGATCCTGAACAAATTGTAAAATGAAACTGCTAGGCCTACGTTTAGGGGAGCACGATTCTAATATTGCTTATTGTGATGGAAACAATGTTAAATATTTTAAACCTGAAAGACATAATCAAATAAAACATTTTGCTTATAATGATATTTTTACTTGGTTAGAATCATCTAATATTTTAAATTTTAATTTAAATGAAATAGATGCAATAGGTGTTGTATTAGATACTTATCAATTTTCTTGGTTAGAAAAAGATGATCCTAATAAATTATATACCAATATAAATATACCTTTTGAACCTTTTACAAGTTTAAAGTGTCCTATTTTTAAAATAGATCATCACTACGCTCACAGTTTATCTTCTTGGATGTTAACAGATAGGTCATCTACTGATTTTGTGTTAGATGGTTATGGTGATTTATATAGATCTTGCAGTGTTTTTTCTAAAAATAAAATACAAAAATGTTTCACGTTAGATGAAATGTATTCATTTGGAAAACTTTTAGCAGAAGAGTGTGCGGGAACACTTAACGTAAAAGGAATGGGAGTGGATCTAGCTGGTAAAGTGATGGCGCTCCAATCGTTTGGAAAATTAAATAAAGAATTTAATAATTATATATCTCAATTTCCATTAGAAGATTCAAAAAAAATATTTGATATCAACCCTTTTATTAAAGCAGTAGGGAGTAAGATAGCTTCTAAACATAATTTTTTAGACTATGTTAGAACTATTCATGATCGTATGGAAAGAGCCTTCCCTGAATTTTTTAAGAAATATGCACAGCCCCAAGATCTGATTACTTATTCAGGAGGCATTGCTTTAAACGTCTGTATTAATACTCAACTAAAACAACAATTTCCTAGTTTAATTATACCTCCTCATTGTGCTGATGAAGGTTTAAGTTTAGGGTGTGTTGAATTTTTAAGACAACATTTTGAACAACCTAAATTTAAAAAAGATAACTTCCCCTTTTGGCAAAGTGATGTTGCTCCTATGGATAATCCTTCGGATAAAACCATTCGAGAGACTGCGGAAGAATTAGCTAAAGGTAAAATAGTCGGGTGGTACCAGGGCCATGGAGAAATAGGTCCTCGCGCTTTAGGAAATCGATCTATTCTCATGAGTCCTGAAGTTAAAAACGGTAAGTCGATTATTAATGAGAAAGTTAAACATCGAGAAGATTATAGACCTTTTGCTGCCTCTGTTAAATTAGATAAGGTATCGGAGTTTTTTGATTGGAAAGGTGAGAGTGAGTTTATGCTGTATAGTGTAAAATTTAAGGATAAAATATTTGATGCTATTTCTCACGTAGATGGAACCAGTAGAATACAAACAGTCAATCCTACACATTATTATTTTTATCAACTGCTAGATGAGTTTGAAAAACTAACAGGTGTTCCTATGCTCTTAAATACATCTCTAAATGATAATGGAAAACCAATTGCGGGGAAGCCTGAAGATGCTGTAAATCTTCTAAAAAATTCTGAATTAGACCAACTCGTAGTAGGTAATAGTATTTTATAGGGAATTACTCTATACAAAGAGACTAGAATTAATATAAATTATCAATTATAATAGAAAAAAGCTTTTTAAAAATTGATACTTTATGTTACAAAAAATAGGATTTCTACCAGGGTTTAATAAACAAATCACTCCCACAGGAGCAGAAGCTCAATGGACTGGCGGGGAAAATGTGCGTTTTAGATACGGTACACCTGAAAAAGTAGGTGGTTGGTCTTCACTTGGAGACAAAAAATTAACGGGTGCTGCACGAGCATTGCATCATATGGTTAATAAAGAGGGTATTAAGTATGCCATAATTGGAACCAATAGAATTTTATATGCATATTCTGGAGGGGTTTATTATGATATTCATCCTTTAACTAATCCATCAGGTACAGCTATTACCAGTGCATTTACCACAACGAACGGTCAATCTACGGTCACTGTAACATTTTCTTCTGCCCATAATTTTCAAACAGGAGACATAATCCTATTTGGAGATTCTTCTACATTTAGTACTATTACTGATTCAAGTTTTGACTCTACAACTTTTTGTGACAAAAAATTTATGGTAAATGATGTTCCTACTACAACTACTATAGAAATAAATGCAGGGGCTACTGAAACTGATTCAGGAGCCACCACTTCCGGAGGCATAACTTATTATAGATACTACCACGTAGGTCCGGCTGAACAAGTTGGAGTTTACGGCTGGGGTATATCTCATTTCGGTGGTACAGTTACTAATCCTCAAACTAATACTTTAGATGGAGCTTTAGGGGATAATGTTTATGGAACGGGCGGATCAGGAACAAGTATTGTTTTAGATTCTGTTACAGGTTTTCCAACTACAGGAACGAATTATATTCAAGTGGGAAGCGAAGAAATTTCTTACACAGGAGTTTCAGGAAGTACAACTTTAACAGGAATTACTAGAGCTGCTAGAGGAACGACAAGAGCGGCTCATTCGGATGGAGCAACAGTAACTAATACAAGTGATTATGCTGCATGGGGTCAAGCTGCAGCCACAACTGATAAAGTTGCTGAACCGGGTTTATGGTCATTAGATAATTTTGGAAGCACACTTATAGCCTTAATTTTTAATGGAGCAGTGTTTGAATGGGATTCAGATGCAGCAAATGCAACAGCCACACGTGCAACGATTATAAGTGGAGCACCTACTGCCTCTAGAGATATGTTAGTATCTACTCCTGATCGTCACTTAGTTTTATTTGGAACAGAAACAACAATTGGAACAACATCAACACAAGATGATATGTTTATAAGATTCTCTTCTCAGGAAGATATTAACACTTGGACACCTACTGCAATCAATAGTGCTGGTACACAAAGACTGGCCGCCGGATCACGGATCATGGGAGCGAAATTAGGAAGAAATGCACTTTACGTATGGACGGATACCTCATTATTTACCATGCGTTTTGTAGGTCAACCTTTTACATTTGCTTATGAGCAAGTAGGTACCAACTGTGGGTTGATTGGAAAAAATGCAGCCGTCGAAGTGGATGGTTCGGCTTATTGGATGTCTGAAAATGGTTTCTTTAGATTTACTGGTAAACTGGAATCATTAGATTGTTTAGTTGAAGACTATGTTTATGATGATCTTAATAAAACATCTAATCAAATGATTTATTGTGGATTAAATAACTTGTTTGGGGAAGTATTATGGTTCTATCCTACTTCAGACTCTAATGTGAATAATAGATGTGTCATATATAGTTATTTAGATTCAACAGTTAATAGACCTATTTGGTATACCAATGCTAATTCATTGTGGCCACGAACAGCTTGGATTGATTCAGCTATTTTTGGTTTACCTCATGCAACTTATTATGATGCCGATACAGATACATCTTTTGATGTGACTGGAAATACTGAGGGAGTTACTTATTACTATGAACATGAAACAGGAGTTAATCAAGTTCAAATAGGAACAACAGCAGCTATTCCTGCTAATATATTATCGGGAGATTTTGACATTACTCAAGATCAAAAACAGGGAATTACATTTAGAGGAGATGGAGAACATATTATGAGAGTGAGTAGATTTTTGCCAGACTTTATAACTCAGGCAGGGAATACTATTGTTGAATTAGACTTAAGAGATTTTCCAAATGAAACCGCAGCTAGTTCATCACTAGGACCATTTACAATTACATCTTCTACCAAGTATCAATCGTGTAGAGCAAGAGGTAGAGCGGTTGCTGTTAAAATATCTAATACTGCAGTAGATTCTAATTGGAAATTAGGAACTTTTAGGTTAGATGTACATGCAGGAGGAAGAAGATAATGCCATTTCAATCTGAAGCACAGAGACGATACCTATGGGCCAACGAACCAGAGATCGCAAGAGACTGGACGGATACCTATGGAAGTAGAATTCAAAAAAAGAATGGCGGGATAATGAGTATCCAAGGTGGCGTTGAAAATTATGAACCATCAGAAATGGTTAATGCACCAATGAAAGCTAAATCATCACCTGATCATCCTACGGCCCATCTTGCTTACATTACACCTGAAGAACAAGACATACTAATAGATTTAAATTTATATGGATCATTAAAAGGCAAATCAAATAGAGGACCTGCAGGAATACCTAGTTTACAAGGAGACTTTGGAGGACCAGGAGGAGCTTACGGAGGTCATGAAGGCGCGGATGTATCAGGATCCAAGGACACTGGAACAGGTAGTTATGGAAAAAGTAGCAAACCTGCTGATGTAGCTGCTCAAAAAGCATTCGACGCAAGTTTTGGTATTACTGGAAGTAAGTCAAAAGGATTTTTAACAGGTATAAAAGATTATATTATGGGTGGTGGATTAATTGGTATGGGTATCAGAGGAATAAAAGATGTTTTTGGTAAATTTGATAGTGGTTGGAATCCCACTATGGGTCCAAGAACAGACATGGGATACAACCCAACTAGAAATAATCCATTTGGTGAGCCAGATAGAGGAGGTGATGGTATTATACCAATGGCATCCCCTTTATATAATGATTATTATGCACAAAATATTTACGACGACGGAGTTGAAGATGAAGTAGTCGAAGATAATTTTGTACAAAGATTTAGATTAGGAGATCCATATCGACAGGATCTTTATAAAGGAGTAGAGGACACCCCAATAACATATACATAATGGCAAAGATAGTACAAACATTAACCCGAGCTAGTGAAGACTACAGACAAGATGTAGCCCAATCTTTAATAAAAGATTTAGATGCAGTGTTAGAAAAATTAAATACTACTTTTCAAGAAGAATTAAAACAGGAGATAGAAGCTAAAAGCTTCTTTATGGAATAATGGCTGTAGTAAACCAATACGACTTTGTAGGAATAGATAATGATACTTCCAATGCGGAGCTTAATCCTTTTGGTGCAGGTAATCCTTTAGTAAGTGAAACGTATGTTATCAAATCTATTCTTGTTACTTCTGCGGGGACACCCAGTGTAACCGTTACTAATAATGCTTTTACTGCAATTAAATCAACAACTTTAACGGCCAATATCACTAAAGAATTATTAACCCAACCCTTAATAGTAGTAGGGGGTACGACCCTTACCATTAAAGCAGGTAGCGCAGACTCATTTGATTTTGGTGTCAGCTATCTAAATATTAAAAAAGAGGTAACCACATAATGAAAGTGGTAGAACCCGAAAAAATTATAACTACTATTTCTAACCTTAAAACAGGGGAAATATATAAAACCGAGGAGGAATGGAAGGCTCAAGGCATTGATAAAAAAGACATTCGAAGAGATGTTAAAGTAATTATGCCAGCTCTTGATTTGTTTGCAAAAACAAAGTAAAGTATAAGATCAGGAAATATACCCTGCTTCAACATTAAAATAAGACAAAATTATGGCAATAACAGATATTAATATTTCAGAACAATTACAGACAGGAGCACCTTCTATAAAATATGAAGGTAATGAGGGACCTCAAGACCCTAGACAAGAGCAAATGGTAGCTCAACTAAAAGAAGAATACATGAAATATGTATTTGAAATGCAAGAACAAGGATTAGAACCAATGTCTTTCCAACAGTTTATAGAACAAGTTATGGCGGAAGGCCAAATGAGTTCTGCACAACCTCAACCTCAAATGAGACAACCTGTAGCTTATGGTGGAATCATGGGTCTAGGTGGAAGAAGACAATATGGTTTAGGAAGTTCTATAAAAAAACGAATTAGAAAATTAATCCCGAATGAAGCGGCAAAGATTGCAGAAGTTGCAGCACCTTTTGTTGCACCATTCAATCCTGCAATTGCAGGAGTAATGTCAGGCCTAGGTGGGTTTGATAGACATGGAAGTATAAGTAAAGGTCTTAAATCAGGGTTACTTAATTATGCTATGGGAAACGTAGCAAGAGAAATGGGTGGAGCAGGTATGCAAAAAGGGTTTCACTCAGGAACTGGTTCAGGTTTTGGAAGTTATTTTACTTCTCCAACTACGGGCTCACAGTTATGGGGAGCAACTAAATCTGCAACCGACCCTGCGATGAGTATGGGACAAACAGTTTCAGATAAACAGAAAATAGCAAGCCAGCTAGATAGTTTAGGTCCTGTAGGTGAGACAATGAAAAAAGCAGCTGGAGATACTAAAACTACAAAAGGATTATGGAACACAATTAAAAAATTTGGTTTAGACAATAAAGCAATTTTAGGTATTCTGGGTGCATCAGCGGCAGCAGGATTGTACACAGCTAAAAATCCAGCTGAGGAATCTTTAGAGGATATTAAAAGAGGAGAAGGTTTAGATATTGAAAGCATTAGGGCAGAAGTTAGAGAAGCATTCAGAGATCCAACTGGCAAAGCATTAGAAGAAGTTAGAATTAAATATCCTTTCTTAGGAGCTAGAGAAACTAAGAATCTTGATCTTATGGCTCAAGGTGGAAGAGCAGGATTCTATGAAGGTGGTTTATCTATTCCATCAGAAAACACAATGGAAGATGCTAGAAAAACAGCTATGCAAGATAGACTAGGAGGCATAACAGAGATTATGAAACAAGCAGATCTATATCGTCAAGGAGACGTCGGTCAAATGTATATGGCTGAAGGTGGAGATACAACTCCTTGGTGGAAATTCTGGGCAGATGACGAAGCTGCAGCTGGAGAGCTTACAACACAACAAAAAAATAAAATTAAAAAAGACAAAAGACTAAAAGAACTTAAAAAAGAATT